GGTACCGCAACAGGACTCCCCTACACCGTGACTTTGATGGCTACAAAACTGGTCCAAATGGATTACACCCTGTACCGCTACCAGATAAGAAGGGAGAGCTATGACCACGAAGCATACACCTAGAGATTACCTAGTAGAACACTCTGACGACTCCCTGTATCCAGACACATGGCATAGAGCAGAGGAAACCTTGGAGGCTTTCGATGCCCTGCTGGAAGCGTGCGAGACAATCAATGCGTGGGCTAGGAAGCACCCGTGGACAGGTTTGGGAGATGCCCAAGACTATAGGGACGGGGTCAACTTGTTAAAGGGACTTAAAGCAGCTATTACCAAAGCCCGTGACTAGCCTAGTGCCAAAAGCCTTTACCGCTACCACATATTGTGGCTTGTGTTAAGCCTTGCAACCCTTATATAATGCTCCTGTAAGCAGAGTACAGGAGAAGTATGTCAGAAGTAAAAGAGATCACAGAGGAACCCCGTCACTGCGTATACTGCACTGAGATATACTTTGTGAAGCTACCCTCCAAGCGTATGTATTGTGATGCTTGCATACTCAAGCGTACGGGGAAGGGTAGACCAAGGGGCCAGTAATGGCTAACCCCGATGGCCCTGGCCCTGGATATAGCGTAGAAGAGTTTCGTATTCGAGGCTCTGACGCCAAGGGCAATTACGAGAGCCGCACTACCCGCTTTCTACCCGCTCAAGTATTCCAGGTCATCAATGTACTCGCATCCAAACGCTTCCCTTACCGTGAACAGGGGGACGTTCTACGGCATGCGCTCTACAGGCACCTTCACTGGCTGGATACCCTTGAGGTAATACCAAGTATCACACGCCAGGTGGACGCCATGATTGAGGTGTTACGCCAGGAGGAGTTCCAACAGGACTTCATCAACGTGTTCGAGGACGTGAAGCGGGTGATCGCCAACTACACAGCAAGTGGGGCCAACGGGGAGGCCAGAAGGGTACTAGCAAGCATTATTAATCATGTAGATGGTATGCCTGCTGGTTATTGGCAGGATAGGTACAGGCGGGAGCTCCAGGAGAAGTTCGGGCATTTGATGGATGGGGGGGAAACTAAAAGCTTGGTAGAGAGGAGCGAGGAAGCATGAGTAAGAAGGACGATGGGCACATTCATTGCGGGCACAGGGTGCTTGCAGGCCACGTTACTGTATTGAAGTGCTGCCGCTGTAGTGCTGAAGCACGTAACACGGAGGGTTTTCTAGTTGGCTGGGAGAGGGCTTTCGTATGACCCTCATTCCCGCCCCACCCGCCTTCCAGCTCCCAGACAAATTCGTGGACTGGAGACTTAATCAAGACCACGCTGTTCTAGAGATTATAGATCTTGATAAACGATTCTTAGGTCAGGTATCCCCCACCGGTAGTGGAAAGAGCTTAAATTACATGGCTGCCGGCCACATCTCTGGCGCACGCACCATCGTTCTTACATCTACCAAAGGCCTTCAGTCGCAACTCACCTCGGACTTCGCAGAGATAGGGCTTACCGACATCCGTGGCATGAACAGCTACAAGTGCATCGTGGGCACCGAGGAGCAGGGGAGACGGGTGACGGTTGACGACGGACCTTGCCACTTCGGGTTCAACTGCCCCCTTAAAAAGCAGGGATGCCTCTACTATGACCAGGTAAAGCGGGCCAAGACATCCAAGCTAGTAGTCACCAACTACGATTACTGGATGGCTATTAACCGCTACAGCGACCCGGAAGAGGGCGGCATCGGGACATTCGATTTGCTGGTGCTGGATGAGGCGCACGCAGCCCCCAGGGAGCTGGCCGACTTCTGCACCATAGATATCAACAGAGAGGACATAGAGGGCACGCTGGGGAGTCCCTGGCCCAATGGGGATGGATGGGAGACAGAGGAGTGGAGGGCGTGGGCTAATCCCTTAGCTATGCGGGCCCAGAGCATCCTCGAGCAGCTAACCCAAGAGCCTGGAGGTGGTCGTATCTCGGTGAGCAGGGCTAGAGAGGTGAGACACATCCGTGGCCTGACCCGCAAGTTGGAAGAGGTCACAGCACTTCAAGGCAAGTGGGTAGGGGAGGTCACGAAAGGGACATTAACCCTTGCGCCTCTATGGGCCTTGAACTACGCAGAACGCTTCCTGTTCCTGAACATAGCGCGGATAGTCCTCACCTCCGCCACCATCAGACCTAAGACTATGGAGATGCTTGGGATAGGGAAAGAGGACAGCGCCTTTGTGGAGTATCCGTCTACCTTTCCGGTAGAGTCCAGGCCCATCATCCATATCCCTACGGCGCGGATTAGCTTTCGGTCCACGGAAGCGGATATGCGGCAGTGGACCTCGCGGATTGACCAGATCATACAGGGCAGGCAGGACAGGAAGGGCATCCTCCACACGGTCTCATACGACAGGCGCAATAAGGTGCTGGCATCCACTAGGTTTAGAGACCAGATGTTCAGCCACGACTCACATACCACACGGAGCGCAGTTCAAGCGTTCAGGAGAGCAGATCCGCCAGCCGTGTTGATCTCCCCGTCTATGGTGACTGGTTGGGACTTCCCTGGTGATGATTGCGAGTACATGATAATCGGCAAGATAGGCTTCATGGACACCAGGTCGGCCATAGAAGGAGCACGGAGCAAGGACGACCCCGAGTACGTGGCCTACGAGGCCATGCAGCAGTTGGTACAGGCGTGTGGGAGAGGTATGCGGGCGGAGGACGACAGGTGTGAGGTCTTGATTATAGACGATAATGCGAAGTGGTTTGTGCCTAAGAACAGACACTTTGCGCCTCAGTGGTTTACGGATGCGTGGGTGTGGGGGAGTACGATTCCGAGGCCGTTGGAGAAGCTATGAGCAGATATGTACGTGAGATTAGTCTTGGGGTGCGTCGTAGCTGGCTTCCCTGGTACTTACGGATACCGTTCCTGTGGAGGAGGATTTTCAGAAGGAGATTCATGCACTGATGCCACACGCAACCTGGAGAGGTAAATGTGCCCTGTGTGGAGTAATGCAGGCTGGCAATTTGACTTATTGGCACCACCTGATGGGTCACTTGAGGAGGGGAGAGATGAAGGCTCCAGAAGACTACTGGGTGTACGGACGCCTTCGCAAACACAGTTTAGGGGCCCTAGTACAACAAGCACGAATGGCCCACTGGGAGCGAATGAGGGAGGTGCCTACTGCATAGACCAACACCCTAACTCACGAACACCATATCTAGTGTATCACAATCTAAAACAAGGAAAGGAAAATATGTCTACTGAACGTACAGCATCACTAAAGCCGTCTGATATGTCTGAGGGCGGCGGGTTATTGAATGATCTAAACCTGACATGGAAAGACCCCAAATTCGTCCTCTGGGACTACAACGGGACGGTACCCACGAAGAACCCCGCCCTACGGGTAATCCTGGTGGACGAGGATGGTGTGGAGACCGAGCAATACTGGTCCGCAGGGGATGCCAAGAACTGGGTTCCATCGTCGGATGCAAAAAGGCTCGTGGCTACTGGGACTGCCGAGACGGTTGTTCGCAGCACCAATATGGGCATCCTGATAGACTCCCTGGTCAACTCCGGCTATCCCGAGGACCAGATTAGTGACGACGTATCCGTGTTTGCTGGCATGGTGGCTCACATGATACAGGTGCCGGCACCCAAGAGGGCAGGACTCGCGGCTACGCCCACTGCTAGGTCGGATGGACGTGTGTTCGAGAAGACCATCCTAGTGGTGGATAACGTCGTGACCATGCCCGGAGAGAAGAAGGGCACTACCAAGAGAAAGGCGGCGGGGCCAACTCCAGCAAAGACAGATGCCTCGGATGACGGGGCTCTGAACGCCAAAACAGCGGCAATGCTCAAGAAGCTGCTTGAGGATAACCTCGGGGAACACTCAGATGGCCTGATGAAGGTCGAGATACCTAAATTGGCCTTTGCCGAGATGCGGGGGGACGCGGATAGGGACTCAATGGTAAAGCTAGTATTCGAGGACGAGTTCCTAAGTGACGGGGGAGGGGATCCCGCAATCTGGAAGTATGCGGACGGCAAGGTGTCGTTGGCGTAGTTTTAATGTGTTGCTGGTGGTGGCGTGTAGGCCGCTTAAACGTTGGGAAAGAGAAGCCCCCATATTCGGTAGCCCTACGCAGGACTAGGGAGACTGGCCAGCAGCAGCGGTAGTGCCTAGGGGATGTCCGTCAGGGTTCGCCATTTTCCCTTGGCGGCTCCCCTAGGTACAAGAAAGAAGAAGGACTACATGGTCAAGATTGAGTTTACGCAGCGGGTGGATTCTAGGCCGCACGATTACGTGTGGCTACCCTTCCAACAGTGTTGGTGTCAGGGTGGTTATCCCCTCTATAAACGTGTATTTCGGGCAATCTTGTTATGGTTGTGTCGCTGATGAAAACAGAACTCTTAACCGCTAACCTATTCCCCGCCGCTGGCTCAGGAGAGGATAGACCTCCTGGATTACACGTCTCGGACATCTACTCCGACATAGACCGCACCCTCAACGGCACGCCAGAGCATTGGGAGAACGCCGCAGAGCCTGGATTCATCTGGGAGGACGTGTTCTCCAAGGCGTGGAGTGACAAAGCCGTAAAGCGGGGGTTGATATTCAGGCCGGAGCCGGAGCAGGTGGATGGGGTATGGGTGAGTCCGGACGGGGTAAATATAGAAGAACCAGCCTTAGAGGAGTTGAAATTCACGTGGCGCTCCAGCAGCAGGTCTCCTGAAGATAACTGGAAGTGGATGACCCAGATCAAAGCGTACCTCTACTGTCTGGGACTCACGGGGGTCCATCTACGTGTGTTCTACATCAATGGAGACTACAAAGACCGCAGACCCAAGTATCAGCCGTACAGGTTGACCTTTGAAGCGGACGAATTACTGGAAAATTGGGCCATGTTGATTAATCACGCAAAGAGTAAGGGGTGGCTATGACTACTGTAAAGACCAGTAAGTGCGAATACTGCGGGAAGGCTGTTGCTGGCTGGTTCCTGATAAAAGGGGAGATTATTTGCCAAACCTGTATGCGCCATGCCAATCTCCATTCCTACATGGAAGAGCATGTACGTCTACACCATACTCTCTCCGAGGATCATCCCCCCGTACCATCATTGTAGGAAGGAAAATATGACGACCACAAGCAAGCAAGTAGAAGCAATGACCAAGGCGGGCTTCGCTCCCGCCGAGACCAAAGTACGCCGTCGCCTCATCATCAGCATAGAGGGCGACGAGAAGACTGGAAAAGACCACTTCGCCTTCACTGCGCCAGATCCCATAGGGGTGCAGTCCTTTGACGACGGGCTAGAGGGTGTAGTGGAGAAGTTCGTCAACGGTACAGCCACGGTGGGGGGCGTCGCAGTTCCCAAGAAGACCATTCTGGTGAAGGAGTACAGGCTGCCTAAGAACCTAGCAGCCGAGCCTGATTTCGACTACAACTCGGCTTATGCGGCCTTTGTTAGCGACTATAGAGCCCTCTTAGCTGCCCAAGTGCGCACCATCATCTGGGACACAGGCACCGAGGTATGGGAGTTGTTGAGGATGTTGCGGTTCAAGAAGCTGGCCCAGGTCCAGCCCTACCACTACGCTCCGGTGAATGCGGAGTACACGGGCCTGATACGAGAGGGGTACGACTCCTACAGCAACCTTATCCTGCTCCATAAGACCCGGGCGGAGTATGTGAATGATAAGACCACAGGGAAGAAGGAGAGGGCGGGGTTTAATAATACAGGCTTCCTTGTCCAAGTGAACCTCAAGACCTTCCGAGTAGATGATGACGACGGGGGAAGTGAGTACAGCGTCAAGGTGCTTGATTGCCGACAGAACGGGCAACTCAATGGAAAGGTGTATACGGGGATGATGCCCACGTTTCCCTGGTTGGCGGTGGACGTGATAGAGGACTCAGACTTGGAGGAGTGTTCTACTAGGTAATCTCTAGGTGTATGCTTCGTGGTCATAGCTCTCCCTTCTTATCTGGTAGCGGTACAGGGTGTAATCCATTTGGACCAGTTTTGTAGCCATCAAAGTCACGGTGTAGGGGAGTCCTGTTGCGGTACC